GGATTGCATTTTAGCTTGCAGCATCCCGCACTTTGTCTCCAGCGGAATCATTTTGTATTTTAGGCTAACACCAGAGGCCGCCCCGAACGATTCGTCCCCCATGTTGGGCGTTCCGGATTCATAGCGAATGTTGTCTTCCAGACGCTTCGCATAATTCTCCTGCCAAGTCCCCGAGAAGTCTTTCGCCAAGTAATAGATTTTTCCGTTGTTGTTCGCACCGGAAAAGAATTGAATGGATCCGCTTTTTTGTGCTTCAACGATTTGTTCAGGCGTGATATTCACATTTTCAAATACCATGTAGGAATTGGAAAAGTTTTCCATCTCATTGCTGCAATCTGATAAAAACCGATCGTAAGCATCAATAGAAGCCAGTACTTTCTCTGCGTCCCCGATTAGTTCGTTATTGTTCGGAATTCCTTGCAGTGGGCATCCACCAAACAGATGCTGTATTGGATCACCTACTGCATGCAGCTTCGAGAAGGACTGCCCCTCGTAATAATACACAAACTCCTTATCGTAAAATTCCGCACGGTATACAGTATGATTGTGGATATCTCGCATGCTGTAATAGCGTACCCCGTATGCGGGCTCTGATATCTCACAGTTTTGTGGAATGATTGCAGCCTGATCCGGAAAGACTGACATGACATTCTCTTTCCCGCCGGGCTTATCAATGTAAAACAGGCGTGCACCGTATCCACAAATTGCAGCATATTTGACACACTGCATATCCACATCGTAGATATTTGCATGCGTTGTAAAATCTGTCAGCGCTTTGGTGCAGGCTTTTACGGCTTCTTCTCCACCTGTCTCTGCAATAGATTCATCTGTTTTGGAATAGCTGTATGTAATCGGCTTCCCGGCGAAATATCCTGTTTTTAGGTCGATGATTTCGGAAAAGAAATCGGTGTTGATCTGATTGTTCAGCTGCGCATAGTTCTCATGGAAGCGTGGGATCCGCTGAAAAATTGGTACGCCTTCCCGGAACGTACTGTATCGCATTCGCAGTTTGTAATTGTAGCGGCTGTTCCATCGGTGCTTCCAGATGATATGCGAAACCAATTCCGGTGTGATCCCGTTTGCTTCAATCGCTTCTCGCTCCGCTGTGAAATCGGGGTATCCTTCCCGTACTTTTCTTGCCATATTCTCCCTTCCCTCTTATAATCTGATTTTGCTTGCAGTTGCACCACCGTGCTGAATTGGTTCTGTTCCGTATCGCAATGCATCCATCAAATGATTGTTCTCATCGACTGGCAAATCAATTGGATTCCCGAATTTATCCGTTGCCCATCGGTAATTGCTGATTTCTTCAATGAAATGCGTGCACCGATAGTCCACAATGATTTTATATCCTTGCAGCCATTGAATGCCATACAGCACACTTCCACTGCCTTTCTGCGCAGGAGTTGCCCGAACGCCCAACCGACACAGCTCTAAGATTTGTTGCGCACCAGCACAATCGCAGGTTACATAGCCGGATGCAATTCTATTTTTCACTTCCCGGGCAAGCGTTTCAAGTGAGATGCTGCCCTGATAGTATTCATCAAAAACATAGACAATTTTTTGACCAGCCTCAAAGTCAAAACGGACTAGCGCATTGGGGTCAACGACACCAAAGTCTAATCCGTTGTAAATATTTGCAAAATGTGGAATCTGATCGGACAGATCAGCCGTTTCCCAGTTCTCAAAGACAAGCCCTTTTGTAACGCCCCATCCACCAAGCCCTGCGACTTTGTATCGTTCTGGACGATTTTTCTTCATGTCCTCAAACAAGTTTGCATCTTCTTCGTCCAGCCATTCATTGCAAAGATAATTGGTTGTAGTTGCAAGAATGTTCGGCGATTGAATGTCAAAAAATCGTTTTTTCAACCAATGCTGTGCGCTCCACGGGTTGAAGGTGATCACCCATTGTTTAAAATATCCTTCCGGCATCTCACCACGAATGGATTCGTCCAGCGTATCAAATTCAGTTTCTTTCAGCAGCTCGTAAGCCTCTTCCAGCCACGCCCAGCAGAGTACGCCATGCTCCACAGTGATAGATGTAACCTTCAACGAATCATCCAATCCACGGAACAGGATTTTTTGTCCGGTTGGCAAGTACGTTATTT